GACTCTTTCTGTCGTTGCCCAAGAACTCCACCAACTTGCTGGCTGACTTTACCTAAGTTTCGTCCTTGCTCTTGTTTAATTAGCCCAAGGACTTCTTGCTCGCGTTGTTTAGCAATGGTTGCAGGGTTTTGTTGCATAGCCATCTGCATGTTACGTGCAGCAGCTTCTTTCTCAGACTTTAGTTGTTGCAATGCAAGTAAGTCAGTTAACTGCTTACTCTGTTGGTAGCGTTGTTGCAGCCCTTGCGGGTTGTCTTGGTATGCGGCTTTTTTACGTTGGACTATTTCGCCTAGTCCTTGGCTAGAGTTACTTAACATTAGGGTCCTCCCGCTACTTTCTTAGCGGCGTCTGCTATAGGATTTGGGGTAGCTGGTGCAGACCCAAACAAGTCTCGTAGCAGTGAGCTAGCGTCCCCGGCAGTGCCTAACAACGCGCTAAGGCCGCTAGGTTGTGTGTAAGAATATGACTGCGCTGCGATAGGTAACCCCTCTAAAAGCGAGCGTTGAAACTGTACTTGTTTATATGGGTCATCACGTTCTTCTTCAAAAGCGCGTCTGTCCGCAGCAATACCTTCACCAGTAATAGAACGTTGAGTAGCCCCTGCGCCTTGTTGCGCGGCTAAGGCTTCTAATCCGTAACGTCTAGCAGCGTCTAGGCCAGTCTGTCCTCTTCCTTGCTCTACGTTAAATTGGTCTCTGCCTTGTTGAAACGCCTGCGCGTACCCTTGACCTGTTATGTCTGCTAAGTTTCTGTTGAGTATGTTTTCTCGTTCTAAGTCCATGAGTGCTTGACGAGACCCACCAAAAGCACCCGCTTGCGTTAATCTATTTTGGTCAGCTAATCGACTAATTTCAGACTGCCTACGCGCTTCTGCTAGCTGCGGTTGCAATACTGCTGACAAATAGGGGTTCATGTACTGGTTAACATTAGTGCCTCCTGCAACAGGGGCATCGGCAGTTGCGGCTGGAGCACCCGTAGCACTGAACGTGTCAGGAGTAAAACTCATTTGGTCAGCGGTAGGTACTGTTAAGTTACCAATGCCTTGAAACGCTGCATCTTGTAAAGTTGATGCTCCAGCAGTAAGCGGGCCTTGGTAATTTTGGTAGCCTTGATTTGCAAGTGCTTGGCCTTTACCTAAAAAATCAGTTACATAATCACCAGCAAATTCTGCTAACGCCCCAGAAGTGCCGGTTTGCTGCCCTACATTCGGGTCTTTAGATTGTTCTGCCATAGTATTTACGCCGGTAACATTTTTGTTGCGGTAATTTGCTTACCTTGTTTCTTGTTTCCAGTACGTTCTTTACGCACTCTATCCATCATTGCGTGTAACGCCTTAGCGCCAGCATCAGAATTACCATTACCTAAATGACTTACTACATCCGCAGGAATAACAAATTCACCATCACTTAATCTAGCTTCCTGTCCGTTGTCGATTCTAGCAGGTACTTTATCTGCCATGCCATCAGTTGCTCCGTTTAAGTAACGCCCTTTACTCATAGCAAGAATACCACCACCGGCCATATTTTTAGGTGCTTGCAACGCGGCTAATCCTTGAGCCTGTTCTTTTGCTTTTGCACGAGCTTGTGCTACTGACATAGGCTCAGACTCAGGTTTCTTAGCGTAAATAGTGTCACTAAAGTACCGTCGCCCTGCACCGCCGGGACGCCGATTCGGATCAATACCACTCTCAGGTATAGGTTGTCTTTCCGGCATGGCAACTCGCTCGCGCACGGCTTCGTATTTAGGTATCTCACCTTGGTAGCCTACAGGCGCTGACTGAGGATTAAAAAAATCAGGTGCAAATGCTTGACCTACAGCAGCTATCCCTGTGCCCAATAGTGCGGCACCAGCGTCAGAATCAACAACATCTGTAAACATTGAAGACGCTTTACTGTACCAACTTCCCGAATCTTCTTTTTTGTCACTCACTATTTTTCTCCAATAATCCGCAACAATTCTTCATTTACATCTAACACGCCACCAGCAGCAAAACCTCGGGGTCTGCCCATGCCTCTGGGAGTGTTTTGTTGTGTTGACTGCATCCCGTAAGAGCTAGCCGTACCGGGGGTAAACGCTGTTGGCGTAGAACTACCAAAGATATTACTAAAATCGTACGCCTTGCCTAGTTTAGCTAGAGGAGATTGTTTTACATCTACTCTACCGTCTTCTGATGCCAACAACATGTTAAAGAAGTCTCTTTTAGACCCCTGCTCTGCTTGTTGTTGCATTTGTTGCTGTATCTGTTGTTGCATCTGCTGCTGTTGTTGCTGTTGTTGCTGCTGTTGTTGCTGTAGCTGCTGTTCTAATTCTTGCTGTTGTTGTAGCTGCGAAGCAAACACACCCGTTGCAGCAAAACGATTATCTGTAAGAGGATCTAATGTTGTTTCACCAGCAAGCACTTGTTCTAGCATTTGCTGATCTTGTATGTCGATTACACCATCGCCCGTAACGTCGTAACCTAGCTGCTCTTCAGTTGCGGTAAAAGTAGTTGGGTCAGCTAGTGCTTCTTGTTGTGCGATAAGGTCAGTAACAAAGTCAACGTCAGAAGGCGTTACATCTTGAGCAGGCTTACCCAACACTGCGGCTACGGTGTCTATCTCACCACTTAGTGCTGTTTCTGTTTCGCCAAGTGCCGTAAGTAGGTCTTCTTCTGTTTGACCTATGGTGTCAAGAAGCTCGTCTTTTGTTACACCTAACTCACTAGCAAGATCGTCTACAGCGGTGTTTACGTCGGCTACGTCACTAGCAACATCAGCTACATCAGTTTTTACATCAGCAATTTCATCTGATAATGCCGAATCACCCGCTGCTATAGCGTCCGTAAGATTATCTTCCGTAACACCTAAATTTGTAGATACTGTCTTAATAGCTTCGGCAAGGGCTTTATCGCGGTCTAACCCAGCTTCTTCATTAGCTGCTATTTGGTCTAATAAATTACCTTCTACAGCAGATAGGTTATCTGTGAGGTTAGACTCTATAGTGTCTAAGCGGTCTGGCTTTTCGGGGAACATGCTAGGATCGCTATTAGCAATCGTCCGCGCCATAGATTCGGGGGTCATATTTATCCCCCGCCATGTGTAAGAGCCGTCGTCGTTTAGAGTTACACCTTCGTACAGCTTAGATAAGTCCGCACCTGCTATACCACGAATATTTGAGTCAATAGCAGAGGTGGCTGAATCGTCTGTAGTTAAGTCAGTGCCAGAAGTGTCTGTAACAGTTTCAGCGTCGTCTATAGCACTTGTATCTACTTCTTCTTGCGCTGTAGTACCGTCATCATCAGTACCGTCATCTACAACAGCATCATCAGTACCGTCATCTACAACAGCATCATCAGTACCGTCATCTACAACAGCATCATCAGTACCATCATCAGTACCTTCATCTACACCAGCATCATCTACAGCATCATCTACAGCATCATCTACAGCATCATCTACAGCATCATCTACACCATCATCAGTACCATCATCTACACCGTCATCAGTGCCTTCATCGTCTTTTGTTTGTTGGTCAATAAAGCCATCTATTATGTAGTCTATAACTGAGTCAGCACCTACAGACTTTTGCCCCACAAAATCACTTACTTGGTCTTCAGTTAGTGTAAGTCCTTCTACTGCCGCAGCGTCTATAATCTCTTGAGCATCTACATACCGACTGTCTACAAACTCGTCTACCATTGTATTTAATTCGGTATCGGGCTTGTTACCTGTATATCTAGCTAAATCGGCATCAGAGGGGTCGTAGTTAGGGTTTGCTGCGGTAAAGGCTTCTTTTGCTTCTGACGTAGTGGTGTAGGCTGCGTCAAACGCATCATTCATTAGACTTGTCTGTACCCCACCGAATCCATCACTGGTTATACCAAACTCAGCGAGTTTAGCCTCTGCTTCTGAGGCATTTATTAAACCTGCTTTCGCATCTGCAATTGTTTTTTGGACTTGTGCGGAAGTGCTTTTTGCTATGTTAGCAACCACATCCGATATTTCGGCAGCGCCTGTAAGTCCTCCACCTACGCCAGTACCGACAATTTTTGCAATTATGGAGCTTTCTGCTACGTTAGCTTTTACGTCTCTATCAGGGTCAATCTCTAGTATTGACATGTCAGTAACGTACTGAACAACGCCTTCTTCTAATCCTTCAAGCAACCCTTCTCTTGTTGCACCGCTAGCAGTTCTTTCTACTCTAGAAGCAAACTCTTCCATTGCGCTTACAGCGGCCTTATTTGCTCTAGGCCCAAACAGAGACTCTGCTAACTGCTTACCTCCAAGAACTTCAGACGCGGTAAGCGCCATAACAGCGCCCATAGCTCCTGCTTTTTGTGCTACGTCTGTGGCAAATTCTGCGGCTTCTTGTAAGTCTACGTCACTGATTTCTCGTGCAGGTAGTCCTGTTGCTTCTGCTATACGTGCGTATTCTTCTTGGCGCTTTCTTACAAATGTATCGTATGCATCTGTATACGCCCCACCTGCTGAACCCCCCGCTGCCTCTGCTACATCACTTAACAATGTGGCATCCATAGCAATCTTAGACGCATTCATATTATCGGCTATCTTTTTAGCCGCATCATCTCCAAACTTTCTAAGGGCTGCGGAAGATAGTTTTGCTCCTGCGAAACCTATTCCACCTACGGCAAACGGCACGGTTTCTTGCACAAATTCTTTGGCTACGTAGTCAACAAGAAATTCTGTAGGGTTATCTACAGCAGCACCAAAAATAGCTGCTCCTACATCAAAAAAGCTATCTTGCCAACCTGCGTCTTCTGGTAGGTTGTCTTTAGCGGCTTGTATACGATTACTAATGTCTTCTAAGCCCGCTTTGTAGTCTTCTGGCTTACTATCTCCAGCCATTTTAGTGATTGCGTCTAGTGTCTTACCAATTTCGGTATTGCTTGGGTCGTACCCGACTAGGGTTGCTAGCCCTAAAAACGATTGTGCTATCTCAGTACTCGCTTCTAATGCAACAGCGGTGCCTATAATCCATTTGTCGTCGCCTGTTTCTTCTGCTGCTTCAAGAGCATTCTTTGCGAGGTCATACATACTGAAAGCTTGCTCTACACCATTTTGATAGAGTCCGTTTTCATGGTAACGACCTGTAGTTTCGTCTACTGAACCTAACGCCCGTAAGTAGGCTTCACGATCATCTCCGTCACGTAGCTCTTCTAGTTGAGCAGTATCAAGAGCACGGGCTGCATCTAACACGCGGCCAGAGGTATCCATGCCCATTTCTTCCATTACTCGTAGGTGCGAGTAGCCGTCATCTCGTAGCTGTTGGTAGGTTTCAGCGGCTTCGGTTCTGAAGTCATCTGCGCTAGTAGCATCTCCTCCGCTAGCTTGGTCTTCTTCATACATACTCTGCGCTATAGCATCTATAGTATTACCAACTAAATAAGCACGCTGGTCTGCGGATAGTCCTGATGTGTCCGCCATACCTGTAGGCGCTATACCCAACCCTATATCTGGGTTGTACGGCACTTCGTCTATTTCCGCCCTTATATCTTCCATAGACATGCCGTTATCTATGGCTTGAAATAAGTTTTCGTAACTACCAAAGGCTAATCGCCAGCCTTCTGGCAGCTTCTCTGGAACCGTTGCGGCTTTTAGTTCTGTAAGTGACACGTTTCCTAAGTACCCAGATAAGCCATCTAACATTGCGTCTATCTGTGGCTGGCTATAATCTAAGTTGTGCCCTAACTTTAGCACCAACGCCATAGCTTCTGGGTTTGTTGTAGGGTCTAGCACGCGACCAGAAAGAGAATCTAATAAGGAGCCATCATTCTGCAAGAGCCAGTTAGCGTTACCTTCTACTAACAATTCTTCTGGTAAGTTCGCGTTTCTAGTATAGTCCGATAAAACACCTTCTGGCCCGTAATCGTACTGATTAAAATAATCCGCATCTGCACTTGCTAGTAAGTTTTTATCAGCAAGCACATCGTCTGAGTCACTTTCTGCGCTAAAAGCACTGTTTGCTACATCGCGTGCACCACGTAATACTTCTCCCATTTTGCTAAGAAAAGCATCTTTACTAAGCCCCGGTATGCCTCCACCAGCACTTACATAAGCCCCTAGACCTGCACCTAATGCAGTCGATAAATCTGCTCCTTGGGCTAATGCCGCTTGTGTTTTAACCAGCCCCGCAACAAGATCGTCTTGGTTTACTCCTAACCTATCTAATACTTCGGGACTAAACCCTACTTTATTAAGAGCAGAAGACGTTAGAGCTGGGCCAAAAGCAGCAAGAACTCCGCTAGCCAAATTACCGCTAATAGCACCAGAAGCTACTTGCGTGCCTGCGTATAGAAGTTGAGCTTGTAAAAGCTCGCCTTTTGCAACTTGAGCTAGGCCCGCTGCGGCAGGGCCAGCGGCTGCTAGAGCGTCGTAAGTTTGCTGTGCGCTTTGTAATTTATCGGCAACAGTAGCACCGGCAAAAGCTAACCCTGCACTTTTTAGTATGTCTCCAAAATCACCACCTTGCACTGCGGTGGTGGCTCCAGCAGTAATTGCACTGGCAGCAGCTATTTGAGTCGCGGAGTAAGAAGCAGCGGTAGTGGCAGTAGCAGCTACGGCAGGAGCACCAAATGCACCTGTTTGTAGTAATAATTGAGGGGCAAAATATGCAGCCGCAACAGACCCCACAATCTTTATTGTTTTTTCAAAGTCTTTATCTTTGACTTCTTTTGTGCGTATTTCTGAATAAGAGAACGGGTCGTATAGGTAGGTAGACCCATCATCTGTTTGACGCATGGGAGTAACACCGTACTTACCATACATAGCTTGTAGCATTGGATCTTCGTTAAACGACGCTTGTAACGCTTCTTGGTAGTTTAGTCCGCGAGTCAACTGTAGATACGGTATTTGCTCTTGTAAGATGGGTTCAATAAACGAATGAAACTCTTCGGGAGATTGTGCTCCTGTTTGAGTTTTGCCACCAAAACTACCAAGCTCTTGTGCAACGGGCGAAAAATCGTAGCCGTAGTATCCCCCAAGCACTTTCGCCACTTCTTCGGGCGATTCAGTCATAGATAGTACGGCGTAGGCAGATCTTGCTTCGTCTTCGTTACGCGCTTTACCTTTTTTTAATATGTCAGTGAGGTACGCAGGAGCGCCTGTAAACTCTACATAGTCACTAGGACTAATAGTAAGTGATAATGCTCCTCCCCCCTGCTGCCCGCCTTCTCCCCCAATAATGTCTGCATACGGAGAAATACCTGCGTCCATCAACGCTTGGTTGTACAGATCGTCGTAAGCACGGTTGACGTTATCTGAGTCTCTTACTTCGGATCGGTCAACTCCTGTACCTAACACAGCTTTGTACGCTTCAACAAATGCTTTAGCCTGTTGTGGCCCTATAGCTAGGTTTGATCGTTTAGGAGCTGTAGCTACAGGGTCAGGCTTGGGCTTAGGCTTGGGCTTGGGCGCGGGGTACTGCTCTTCTAGCCGTTTTATAGCTTCTAAAATGTCTTCTTCTGATGGGCCGGTTTCAAAACTTTCCACTACGACACCTCCAGCAAGCTAGCGACTACGTGTAATCTGTTGGCTGTAGCTGCGGTGACTTTAACTATCTCGGACTCTTCTACAACAAGAGGCTCAGTAAGTAGTTCTACCGTGGCATTTGCCCCCACTGCTTTGACGTTAAACACACTAAATACTGCCGAAGCAGAATCGGTGATGGTCACGGTAATCGTGTCAGCATTGCCTGAGTCCTCAGACACAAGAATAGACTTGATAATGCATGTAGTAGCAGTCGGGCATGTGTACAACGTCGTAACGTTGGTAGTAGTCAGGTCTACTTTGGCATTTTTGTATTGGTTAGCCACTAGCCTAAAAACCAAGCAGTGGCTTGTGCAGTGGGAGAAACCGAAGCGTCTCGTATGCCTTTATCAAGCTGGTTAAAGTAGATACGCAACGTGTTATTAAGTTGGTTAAACGACTGCACGTTGTAGTCGCTTGGCGGATCTGGAAGAACTGGAGCCTTGAAGTCTATGTTGTAATTTGTTTTATCTACAGCCATTAGCGTCTTCCATCAGGGCGCATATCTAGTCTAGGAGAGCCTAGTTGCCACTTCACTCCAAGGTCACTAGATTCTATCTTCATTGCTAGTTGCCTGCCACGTACTCGTAGGTCAAGCCTAGAAGTAAATGCTTCAATCGGTGCGGTTGCCGTTCTAGTTATAGAGCCTGTGTTTGTACCGCCCTCAGAAGCAGGTGAATTACGTCCAGACCCAGAGTTTTGTGCCGCAAATAGCGACATGGTAGCACTAGGGCTGTCTACAGTAGACCCGTCAAACGTCACGTCTGGGTACACTTTTTGGATAAACGCAAACTTATGTCCGTCATCTAAGTCAAACTGCGCTGAAGATATAAAAGAACTTATACCTGTAGCCGTGCCGGTCTCGTTGTCATCAATACCGTCTTCGTGATTTACGACGTTGTTGTTATACGTAGCCGCTACAGGGAAGTCACGTATGCCTGAGTCGATCCACGCAGTCCTAGCTAGGTTGCCGTAGTACCAGATATTCTGCTCGTAGTTATATATGACGTAGCGGTCTATTGTGGTGGCGCTTGTTGAACAGTAGTACCACCATACTTCACTAAACCCTTCGTTTGTGCCTGCAAACACTTGGTCATATTGCTCTGTGTTGAACTCGTTAAATACATAGCGTTTTAGGGTGCATGGTAGTGTCTGCACACGGCCATCGTATCGGTAGAATCCACCTACGCCCATCCAGTACGCCACACCATTTGCATACGCAACGGCTCTAGGGGAGGCAATAGATAAATTTTCTCCCACCGTCTGAGCACCCCACACTGCGGGAGCGCCCACGTACTGCAATGCGTACAACGCCGAATCAGTCCATACAAGTATTTCTTGCCTTGCTTGCGTGGCCGTTATTATCTCTGACCCTTTAGAAAGTCTAAGATCGCCAGCTTGATTTGATGCTGATGGTGTCCAGTTAACAGCACTTTCTTGATCCGACCAACGCAGTAGTAAGGGGTCTAAGTCGCTACTACCCAAAGGGTTTGTACCAAAACAAAACACAAATCGGTTATCTGAAACAAGCAGCGTATTTACCTTAGTTGGTACATTAGACGCACCACTCTCACTTGACACTAATACTGCGCGAGTTGTTAGCGCATCAGTCGCATCCCAGAAAAATAAATTACCTCCACGCGCTGCAAATATAAGGTCTTCACCAAAATTAGATTGCGTCCATATCCGCAGTGCATCAGTAGACGTTACACCCACACCCCATGTACCAAGACCCCAACCAGCGGCACCCCAACCTACAAGTGTTTCTGCTACTGCAGGGCCAGTATTTACTTGGTACGCAGCGGTTACTGACCCGCCACCTGTAGCTGAAGCGTTTGCAGCAGAACTAGCAGTTATGGTGTATGTATTACCTGTTAAGTACGTTATC